TCCATCCTCTTAATCAATCTCAGGTGCGCCAACACCCTCAACCAATTAAGCGTCTTTCGCTCAATCTTTTCTCGAATCGACTGTTTCGCTTCTTCTTCGTTCTCTGTATCGTTTTCAAGGATCGTTTGCTGTCGTTTGCGTCGTTCTCGCTGACAGCTTGACTATAATAACACGAGTCGACCCGTTTGTCAAGCACTTTTTTAAATAAATTCATTTCTTAACAGGAACACTTGCACAATCACAGAAATGCATATATAATGTAGGAAAACCTTCCAAAAGGAGAAGCGAATATGAATTTCGAAAAACTGACGCAATATATCGACAGCCTGAAAAACGAGGGCATTCCGGGAAGCGACCTTGTTGTATACAAGGATCATGAATGCATCTACCGCCACTTCACAGGGCTTCGGGATCGCGAAAAGAACATCGCGATGAACGGAAAAGAGCTTTACTGGATTTATTCGGCGTCGAAAGTTCACACATGTACGGCTGCTATGCAGCTGGTTGAAAAGGGCCTCATCGGCCTTGACGATCCGGTGGGCAAATATCTGCCTGCGTACAACACGCTTTCGGTCATCGAAAACGGGCGCGTTCGCGCGGCGTGGAAGACGATGACGGTAAGGCATCTTTTCGCGATGCAGGGCGGCCTGAACTACGATATCGAATCGCCCTCCATCATGAAGGCGAAGTTTTATTCGGGCAACAAAGCTGACACGCTGACGCTTGTAAACGCGATGGCCGAAGAGCCGCTTTCCTTTGATCCCGGCACGCATTATCAGTATTCCCTGTGCCACGACGTTCTGGCGGCGATTGTCGAAGTTGTTTCCGGCATGAAGTTCTCCGAGTATCTTAAAAAGAACATCTGGGACAAGCTGGGTATGGTAGATGTTGGTTTTACGCTGACGGAGGACATGATGGATCGCTTCGCCACCCAGTATGAATACGACGAGGCCACGCACACCAGCCATCTTTCCGAAAGGGGCATTTCGAACCGCTATCAGCTGACGCCCAATTACGAAAGCGGCGGCGCGGGTCTGATCACGAGCGTTGAGGATTACATTCTTCTGTCAGACGCGCTGGCCTGCGGCGGCGTAGGGAAGACGGGCGAACGTATATTAAAGGAAGAAACAATTGATCTTATGCGCGAAAACCAGCAGTCGGGCGACGCGCTGACGGACTGGCTTTCGCATAAGCGCCTCGGCTACGGCTACGGTCTGGGCGTAAGAACCATGATGGACACCAAATATTCAAAGGGGCCCAAGGGCGAATTCGGCTGGGACGGCGCGGCGTGCGCCTACACCATGATCGACCCCGAAAACCACGTAAGCTGCTACTACGCTCAGCAGGTGTTCGGCTGCGGCTACGGCTATTACACGATCCATCCGAATATCCGCGACCTGATTTATGAATCACTGGAGGAAAAATAAATGACGAACGTTGAAAAACTGTACGCCCTTGAAAGAAAAGTGGCAGCCTACGACCACGCCATGGGCATCCTCAATTATGACGGCGAAACCACCGCACCCAAAGGCACAGGCAAAAACAGGGGAATGACGCTTGAAATTCTGGGCGAGGAATACTATAAGCTGAACACCAGCGAAGAAACCATGACTCTTTTAAAGGAACTCAATGAAGTCAAGGACACGCTGGATGAAAAAACCAGAAGAATCGTCGCGCTCCGGATGGAGGAGATGGAAGAAATCTCAAAAATCCCGATGGACGAATATCTGGCCTTTCAGCTTCTGACGAACGAAGCGCAGGACGTTTGGCACAATGCGAAGGTGAACAACGATTACGCGTCGTTTGCGCCGTATATCGATAAGCTGGTAGCGATGCTCAAAAAATTCGCAGCCTATGTGCGCCCCGATCTGACCCCTTACAACTACATGCTCAACCGCTTTGAGAGGGGACTCACGACGGAAAAGTGCGACGCGTTCTTTGGGCCGCTGCTTGAAACCTTAAAGCCCATCATTCAGCACGTGATTTCCGCAAAGCCCGTGGACGAGACGCTTTTAAACGTGCGTTTCCCGATCGCGGATCAGAGAATTCTGTCCGACAAACTCATGGACATTCTCAAAATGGACAGAAACCACGTTGGCATCGGCGAGACAGAGCATCCGTTTACAACGTCGTTTTCCCGCTATGATGTACGCATCACCACGCATTATTATGAAAACGCGTTTGCGTCCAGCATGTATTCCGTCATTCACGAAGCCGGACACGGCCTGTACGACGGAAACACCGCGGAAGACCTTGCCTATACCTCCGCCGGAAGCGCGTCCACCATGGCGGTTCACGAAAGCCAAAGCCGTTTTTATGAAAACGTGATCGGGCGCTCCCGCGCGTTTGTGAAAATCATCGCGCCCGAAATCAGAAAGCTTTGTCCCGCGCTTAAGGATTACACGGACGAAGAAATGTACAGGGCGTTTAACGTGAGCAAGCCTTCCTTAATAAGAACGGAAGCCGATGAACTAACTTACCTATGATGTACACATAGGGCATAAAAAATGCCCGCTTAATTTGTGTCTAATTTCAGATAGATATGAAGGTTATAATTGATCTTGCCTTTGCCTTCGTAAGATACGTATTCGTAAATGATTTTGTCTATAATCATTTTCAGAATACGGTTTTTCATTTCAGGGGTTGCTTTTTTGTTTTTTAGGATCTTGATAGCGTCTTGCAGCTTTACGATTTTGTCTTGATAGTCAATTTCCTTCGGCATGTTTTGCTTTGCGTTGTAGATGCGGGATTTCAGATCTTCCATATCGGCGCGAAGCTTTTTATAACGGCGGGTGAAAACTTCCTCCGTGTAGGTTTTGTTTTCTAAAAGTTCGTGTAAGCGATCTTCACGGGCTTCCATTTCTTCCAGTTCGGCGTAAAGCCTGTCAAGGTTGCGCTTTTGAATTTCGGCGGCGTTTCCAGCGCCGTTTTTCAATTTGGCCTGAAGATCTGGAAGGTTGACTTTTTGCAAAACGTTTGCAACCTTTTCTACAACTTCATCCAGCGGGGCGGACTTTGAACCGCAACCGTTTCGATTTCGGCATTCCAGGCGCGTGCGCGCGTGCTTATATGGATGCTGGGCAAGGGCGCGGCCGCACTTTGAGCAAAATATAATTCCGCTGAACGGGTTTTTAAGCGGCAAGCCCTTTTTCGCGCGCGGATGGTTCGCCGTCTTTTCCTGCACGGCGCTGAAAAGCTCCAGGGGCACGATAGCCGGGTGAAGGCCTTCGGCTATGATAACGTCTTCTGGATCCGCGTTAAGGCCGCGCCGGGTTGTAATTTCGCCGTCATACAAAACCTTTTCTGTTTTCTTTGATCCGAAAACAACTTTACCGATATAATGTTGATTGCGAAGCATGGCGCGAATAGAGCAGCTTTCCCATATTTTAGCGCGGTATGGCTTGATCCCCATTTTGTCAAAATGGCGGCCAATTTCCAAAGGCGTTTTATTTTCATGGACATACATTTCAAAGGCCATTTTAACATAGGGCGCAAACTCATTCGGCTTTAGCGTGTTGTCAAGGCCGATTTTTACTTTGTCATATCCGAAGGGCGGAATATTGCCGATATAGCACCCGCGTTTTACAGCGGCGATACGACCGCGCAAAAGGATTTCTTTTGTGTATTCAAGATAATCGTTTCCGCGCATTAATTCTTGTTCAAAGAATTTCCGCTCCATTTTGTTTTGAAGATTGTACGTCATATTCGGCGTTACAACTTCGGTATTTGAATAGCGGAAGGCGTTCACGATCTTTCCACAGTCTTCCAAATCGCCACGGGATAGACGTTGCGGTTCGACCACAAGCACGCCTTTTAGCTTTGGATTTTCAAGCATGGCGATAACGTGCAGCATTTCCGGGCGTTCGTCTATGGTTTCGCCGGAAACAACTTCGCGGTAAATGCAGTGTTCCGGGATCCGCCCGCCCAGGGATCTTTCCGCAAATTCCTGCAAGATTGTTTCGTGCTTTAGAAGCACTTCTTCCACGGATTCATGCGGATTATCCGCGCGGGATTTTCTTAGGTACATTATATATTCATCGTTTGATAGTGTCATAGTTTTATATTCCCCTTTATGCCTGTAAAGAAGGCTGTTATGGTGCGCCAGAAAAAGCCCTTATCCGGGTTGGTTCTGTCTACGATCAGGGCGGTGATAATCACGCCCAGGGCGATTGCAAGCAGAACGGAAAGGGCGATAATAGCCTTTAAACGGACGCGGCATAATTGGCGCATTCCGGCCATATTTTCAGCGGCTTGCCTTTGCAGGGCTTTGTATTCTTCTATATATCGTTCTTCCTGCTTTAAAAGATAGGCGTTTTCTTTTTCAAGCGCCTTGATATGTTCTTCCTGTTTTTCTATTGTATTTAAAAGCTTTTGATCTACGGTTTCATGTTCCGCGCAATCCAAGTCTTCCATCTTGCACCCTGTCAATACGCGAATGATGGGCTGGATTGTTGTAAAGCGAAATTCTGTATAAACTTCTTTTCCGAAGATCCTGTCAATGGTTCCCTTCGGTACGTTTGATTTTTCGGCGATATCGGCGTTTGAAAGACCAAGCTGTTTTTTACGATCTTTGCACCAGGTAAGTAAGTCGGTGGCGGCCAGCGCCATTAAATGCGGGATGCAGTCTTTGCCACTATGACGGCAGTTTAGGCAGCGTTCGGGCATATATTTTTCCTCACTTATCGCTTAATTTTAATAATGAATCAGAAAATACGCATAAACGAAGCGGTTTACACCGCTTTTGCGCGTTGAATTTGACAAAATTTAGTGATATCTTTTAAATGGATCAAGTTTTTGATCTATCCTGCCTTTGGGTGAGCGGTTGTAAGTGGTGTTTCAATCGCTCGCCATTTTTAGAAAATTCCGAAGATGGGAAAAAGTGTTGCAAGGATTCTAACGCGCGTGTATTATAGGACAGGAACAAAAGTTCTATAATGTTATCCTGAAATAACATGAATTAAGCAAACGAAGGAAGGTAACGACATGAACAATTTTAAAGCCTACATGAAATCAAAGATCATTGAAACGGTCAATGATTCCGAAGACGAAGACCTAATTCGTTACATGTACTCCATGCTTATGGAATTTCAGATAGACAAGACGCGCGAAGAAAAAGAAACACTTTTAGAAATTACAGGAACGTGCTAAGAAAGTTTTTAGCGGCGTTCAGTTTATCCGGATCCAGGCGATGAAGCATCAAAGCGACATCCCGGAAATCCGGATCTTTTTTTATGCGTTGAACCATTTCTACAAGTTCGTCCATTTCTTTTTGCTTGGCTTCGCGCTGCACGTCAACGTCATAACCTAATAGCCATGCTTCCGAAACGTCCAGCGCTTTCGCCATTAGATAGATACGATCTGTTTTAGGGACTGATTTTCCGCTCATATAATAAGATATGGAGGATTTCGGTATTCCCGTGATGATTGACAGATCAACAGGCTTCATATTTTTTGAACGCATAGCATGCTTCAAACGCTCATTTAATTGTGCCTTCATATATACACACCTCACTTTCTGAAATAATTATACCACGTCTCGTTCAACTTTTCAATAAAAAGTTGATTTTTATTGAAAAAAGTTATTGACAATTGAAACTATTTCAGTATAATAAAACTTGTTCAAGATTATTGAACAGTTCAATCTTAAAATTGTATGTGAACAAAATCACAGAAAGGGGAACACATGGAAAGAGTTGTATTTGATTACAGCAAGCTGGACGGAAAGATTACGGAAAGGTTCAAAAGCAGATCAAACTTTGCGGACGCTATGGGCATTTCAAAAGGCGCGCTTTCGAATAAGCTGAACGGCGTAAGCCGATTAAGCGCGGAAGATATGTTTCAGGCAATGAAGCTTCTTGAAATTCCCGGGGATGAGATCATGCCATATTTTTTTACACCTAAAAGTTGATTTTAAATCAACTATTCAAACAATACTTTGAACTATGAAGAAACACGGGGAGGGCTGCAATGGAAAAGGACGGCTATAAAGTGACAGAGTACAAGATCGGCAATAGCACGGTTTTTGTGTACAGCCCGATCCTGGACGAAGCCGAAAAGACCAAACGGGAAAAGGCGGCGGTAAGGGCGCTTGCACAGTTTGGGCGGGAAATGCACAAAAGCAAGATGGGAAAGGCGAATTGAAAGGGAGGAAGGACTTATTAATAAAGCAATCATTATCGGAAACCTTACGCGGGATCCTGAAATGCGGAAGACCGCAAGCGGGATTTGCGCTTGCACGTTTACGCTGGCCGTGAATCGGCGGTATGCGAACCAGCAAGGCGTGAGGGAAGCGGATTTTATTAACGTGGTTGCGTGGAGGTGTTTGGCGGAAAACTGCATTCAGTTTTTAGGCCAGGGAAGCAAGGCCGCCGTTATCGGTACGATACAGACCCGCTCCTATGATGCCCAGGATGGAAGCAAACGCTATGTTACGGAAATCGTGGCGGATGAAGTGGAATTTTTGACCGTGAAGGCAAGCGCGAAGGATGCGCTGGGAAATGCGCCGGAAGCGTTGGAACCTTCGGGCGGGATGGATGAAGTGGAAGATGAAGAAATTCCGTTTTGATGGGGAGGACGAAAAAGGATGAAAACGATATTAGATACGCTTTACATGCTGGGGAAGGAAAACGCGTGGGTTGCGGCGCTTACCGTTGCGGGCGCGGTTGTTACGATTGCGGTTGTGGGCGTGTTGGGTTGCATGGTTGTAAGTGAGATCAGGGATATGTGGATCAGAAGGAAGGAAGGGGAATAAATGAGCAAGCGAAAAACGGTTCGGATCAATATGGATCTGTTAGACGGTTATTTGAAGGAAAAGAACATACACCCGAAAGATTTTTGTGAAAAGCAGCTTGGGTTTACGGACGGTTGGTATTACACGATTCGCAAAAAAGGCGGCAGGGGCGTAAAGGTATTGAGTGCGCAACTGATTGCGAGGATAACGGGGATTGATTATAAAACGCTTGTGATTCCAGAGGAAGACACGGGGAGGAAGACGGCGGCGGGAGCAAGCCCCCGCCCTACGGAAACAAGGGAAGAAAAACCGCTGGTTATAAAGTATGTGGAAAAAGTGGAAGAACTTAATGGATCAAAAAAAACGATTGGCTGTTTAGAAAAAGAACTTGACGAATTGAAGCAGGAAAGAATACAGCTACTTTTTACCCTTGACCAAATGGAAACAGATCTTAAAGAAGCGGACGGGGATCTGAAAAAATTGGAAAAGCTTGAAGAACGGCTTGCAGTTGCGGAAAGAGAATTGAAATGCGGCGTTATGGAAATACGTTACGCGGATCTTCTGCCGATTATGTTTTTTGACTTATACGGCGAAGATCTGAACGCTGAATTTGTAAAGGGCTATTTGTGCGCGTTAAATTCGATCTTCAAGCATAACGACATACGAAAGGAAATGAAAGAATGATTGAGCGGGATAGGCTTATGGACAGCCTTTGCGCGTGCAGGAAGGAAAAGGGCTATGCATGCGATACACATTGCTTATTTTACAACAACCCGGATTGTATAGAAGTCTTGCTTGAAAATGTGCATGAATACATAGGGATTCTTGAAGAAGCGAAAAAAGAGCGGGATCAGCTTAGTGATGCGCTTTTGAAGCTGGAAACGGCCTATTTGACGGAAAAGGTATATCAGGATCTGAAGGACGCGGAAGAAGAGCGGGATAAACTTCGTGAAGAAAATCAGAATCTTTTGAAAAAGGTTCCTGTATGGAAGCGCGTGGAGGATGAAAAGCCGCCGTATAACACCCAGGTAAAACTTTGGACGAAGGAAGGGTTTGAATATATCGGCGTTTACACGTACAGCAAAGAATTTATATCCGATGGGTTTATTGAGCTTACGAAGAAGGTAACGCATTGGATGCATTTGGATGAAGCGCCCACGGCGGGAGCAAGCCCCCGCCCTACGGAAACGCGGGAGGATGAAGAAAATGAAGGGGCATAAATGCGAAGGGTGTCCGTTTCGCGGGGAGCATCAAGAACAAGGGTTTAGACCCTTCGGGGTATGCACAAAGGAAACGAATCTGATAGAAGCGCAAAAGGCATACAATGCGAAAACGTGCCGGGTTGGGAAAAAAGAAATAGAGAAGAAATTAAAAGAGCTTATGAGAGTTTATGGATTGCTTGATTGACTTCATAAGAGAAAGGCCGTGAGGGGTGAAGCGTGGAGAAACTTAGAACGATATTCGGTCTTTTAGATCCTACTTTCATTATTTAAACGATTATGTCAAGCAATGGGAAAGTATAGAGCTTACAGCGGCGGATCTTGCGGCGATTGATAAGGATATTACATCCTTTCATATCGGTACAAAGGTAAGAGCGGAAAGCAAACCC